TGTCTTTGACTAGGGAGCCCCGGGTGGGTCTGACAGTGTTGCCAGAGATGTTTAGCGCGTGCTCGATTTCTTCGTCTGTTGCGCCGCCTGACTGCTTTAGATACTCATAGACGCGACGACGCTTTGAGCCCGATTTAGGCAAGGCGTTTAGAGCTGCACTTGCCGATGTCGGTTTTGCTGATGGTGAGATAATGACGGTATTGCGATCAATGGCAATGTCTTCTCGGTATTGCCCGAGTCCGCGTGTTGGTGCAAAGAGTTGTAGGTCGTTCATTTGATCGGCTTCACTTTCTTGCATGCTTTGAGGTCTGGGTGACTCCAAAGTATTTTGGTCGGGTTAGTGGCGTGCGGTGTTCCGTGCATTTCTAGTCCGCATTTCTTACATATTATTTTGTGCATGTCATGATCACATTGATTGCGGCTCGAAGCACTGACGCATTAAAGCGCGCCTGCTCTCCACCTGCTTCCATGCTTGCGTCGTACATAATCGCCAACTCATCAAGAAGGATGTCGTGTGAGTGTTTTGGTGCAGGTACATGATTAGGACGAAAGATGTCGTCTACAAATTGCATAAAAACTTTGTTGTATTTGTCGCTGTAAGTTTCGGGGTACATTCGTCGGGTCTCCTCTGTTAAGCCTGTTTCGGGATATTGCTCTTCGGTCACTTCGGAAGATTCCAAGGCGACCAATTAGAATTATGCCACACTGCGAGAGCTGCGATGAGGTTTACCTTTGGGTCAAACAATTCGTCGCACACCGTCAAGATTCCTTTCGCTTGTAGCCAGCCTTGAGGCCAGTATGCCGAAGGGGTGCACCAGAATCCGTTGATCTGCATTAGACCGTAAGAGCCGCCTGCCGTGTCCCGAGGGTTAAAAGCATCTTCTTGACAATTTGATTCGCGTTTGAGCACTCGTAGCAATGTAGGTGTTTCGGTTGCAGGCCATCCCACACTTAAAGCAAGATTTACAGCTCCGACACAAGCGGTCACTGGGGTCGTGCTCGAGGTCGTAGTTGGCAGAGGTGCTAGTGGAATGGTCACATAACTTGTCTGGGCACTGACTTGAGAGATGCCTTCAGGCGCTTCAGAAGCGTCCCAGAGGAGCACAAATGAGGCAAGTGCACAGATAGCCCATGCGGAGACTTTGAGGAATACTGGGGTCATTCTTGAAAACTCAATTCTGTTGGGACGCCCCAACTGTCGCCTGCCAAGGTTCGGAAAGCGATCTGGGCGCGGATGATTTTGTGGGTGTCTTCGTGTCTAAAGATCTGAACAAGTATTTCTTGTCCGTTGTCCATTGAGCACCGACCTACCTCATAGATGAAGACTTTTGGTTCGGTCATAATTTCACTCCTATCGTCGGTACTTCGACCATAGAGGATCAGTGTGCGCTATTGGGGGATTTCGGCGAACACTCTCTGAAAGGCTTGTTTGACAAGGGCTGGAGAGTCTGCCATTGCAGGCGAGATCTCATAATGGTGCCAGTCTCCGCCGGGTGCACCGTGAATCTCGGGTTTGCTGTATGACTTCCAAGCTTGTCGGTCGCAGCGGTATCCGCGTCCAAATTTTTGTGGAAAGTAATCCAGTACGCATTCAACTCCGAGTGCGTTTGCGTTTGCGATGACAATGTTTAGGAAGGCGACTGCACCTTTGCGATTTGCTGTTGGGTACTTGTCAGTTTTGCGGTACGAAGCATCCCAAGCTCTTCCGCACGCATGGACACTCAACTGATCGGATGAGCGCATATTTCTAATTCCCCAAGAGCCGTTATTCCAGATAGCACCGTTTGAATATTTGACGGCCTGCCTAATCCATTCGTCCATTCCTGCGCGCGGCCCAGCTGCGGCTCCGTCGGAGTTTCCTGTGTATGGTCTCGAGTTTAGGACTGCTGGGTTTGCTGGGATTACGCTCATATTGTTGGCGGATCTTTAGGACGGTCTTTAAGTCCGTTCCCTGCCAAGAGACCTATGAGCCCCCCTGCGAGAGTCATGAGCATCGGTGATAAGACTCCCCATGCTTCGGCGTCATTGGGGCTCTGCTCTGTAGGTTGCACAACAAAGAGAAGTCCGAAGATGAGTGATGCGATTGCCATGACGAACGATGCAGTAAGTCCGATTCCTACAATGAGGATTAATCGAGCTTTGATCTGTTCGTTGCTTAAGCGGTTGTCTGGGTTCACGGGCAACGCCTTTCTAGTATTCCGTTGGCTTTAGTGGTGTTGCAGTTTTCGCGGTAGCGATCAGCACAAGCGGTCAGGACAAGTGCGAGCATGACGCTAGCCAAGAGGAGTTGGGTTCGCCGCAAGTTCTGTTGCCTTTGCCATTGTTGCATCCTCTGTGGGTTGCAGTTTTGGGTCATCCATCCACTCAAGACAGTAATAGCCGTCTCCGGGTGGGTTATATTTCCATGTTGTGCCGGGTGCTAGTTCGCGGGTGGCGTTGCCTATTTGTGCGTTGATTTCTGCGGTGGTTGGTGTAGCCATTATGCAATCCTCGCAATGTAAAGAGTGCTGTAAATATTTTCATCAAAAGTTGATGATGTGCCTAAACCTTCGTTAGCAAATCCTGCCGCCACTCGCATTTGCAGTTCAATATTTGTGCTTGCCGTAATAGTTATGTAAGCCTCAACAATGCTTTGCACCATGGCATTAGTAGTTGCTTGTGCAAAACAAGTTTGACCCGTTGCAATAGTTGTGCTTGCCGTTGTGTTTCGCAGCCTTGATTGCAACTGGTCCGATTTGTAGGCAGGTGTGCTACCGCGCAAATAGTAAGTGCCAGCCGTAGCAAGCGTGACAACGCTAGACGCAATAGAACAACCACCAATGTTATTTGCAACCGTTGTATTTAATGTTCGTTTAGCAAACGAACCAGCGGTAGAAGTGCCGCCTTGTGTAGAGCCTGATTGTGTTTCGTTAAAGATTGCAATGTCGGCAAAGTTGTCTACAACGCCATTTAACTGTGCGGCGGTAAGTACATTACCACTAGAGAACGCTGTCCAATTTGCTGCCATGTTTCTATCCTAAGACATTTTCTTCGTCGAGTGTGCCATATACCAGATCGTCCAAGATGAGCTCAAAGACGATCGTGGTTGGTGAGGTAAAATAGGTGACTGCGTGCCCAGCCGACAAAGTAAGCCGATGCTCAAGTCCTTCAATGGTGAGATCTTGTGCAAACTGGGTTGGGCCTGCCGAAGTCGTAATTGACTTTTGGATATTGATCAGGTCGCCGACATCGAGGAGCGCAAGTTTGTCTTGGTCTAGGGCAGGTGTGCCGGGGTACTCGGTGCCTAAAAAATTAAAGCGTGCTTTGGGATCTGGACTGATTAAGTATTGGGCAAGTGTCAGAGCTGCGGCGTCGTTGTGTAAAAGCGAGTCTGTAATTGACTGTGTTTGCACAAGGTAAGCGGCTTGACTAACTAGGTCTTCTGCAACTTCTGGAGTGTTTTCTCCAACGCGTGCGACCGATGCGCGGTTTACGACCGTGTCCGCTTGGAAAGAGATATCAATAGCGCTGTAGCCAATGTTGGTTCCGTCGTCATGGAACTCGGCAACAGGGACTCCCAGCGATGTTCCGATGCGCTTTTGGAAGGTCATCGTGCCTTCACGATTTACAAAGATTCTGCCCTGCTCGGCTTCATTAATTTTGTTGGCGTACCCTGCGACCGATGTACCGTTTGCGACCGTGTAAGCAGCTGCACCGCCAAGGGTCGCCACGCCTGTCTCAATGCTCCGTGTGCCTGTGTAGGCAACTTCTGGCAGATCTAGCAGGTCATCAAAACGCTCGCTTGAGAGCTGCTCTGTGACATTCCATTCAGCAAGGAAGGTCTGCCCTAATTGGTAGGAGAAGTCCGCACAATTTACGGTAACTGTGTCAAGTCCGCCAAGCGTGAAGGTGTAGTCGTAATTTACGATGTAGCCGACCCACAAAAGTTCTTTGACATTGGTAGAGCTGTATCGAGAGAAGCGGACTTCTCGAAGCGGTGCAAGTCCAGGCTGATTATTGGCTGGGTCAAAGTACGGAGAAGTTGTGTCAAAAGGGTTAAACACTCCGTCGGCGTAGGTGTCGTTAAGTGTGAAGTTCATTGTGCCATAAGCGAATTGGTCGCCAGTGTTAGCGCGTCCACGCTTGGCAGTTAGTGAGATCGCGCCGTCTAGGACGCTTGCGAATTGCGATGTACCGTCAAGCACATATTCGGTGTTGTTTAGTTCGCCTTTAAGATCGTCGTCAAGTGTAAAAGCGTTCCAGTCGTACCCTGTGTCAATTTCGAGGTCATAGTTACCTGACCCGATTACCGCTACTCCAGCCATTAGGCGACCGCTATGTTCGCTGGGCCGTTCTGCCTATTAAACGCTCTGATCGCGTTTACGACAGCTGTGCCGATCTCCGCGCTTGAGCCAAGACCGCCGGTAATGTTGATGGTGTAGTTGCCCATTCCACCGCCGCGTCCAGATAAAGGAATCACCGCTTCTGGGCCGCTTTCGCCAATCATTGCGAGCGTTGGGCCTGTCACAATTCCGCCGTCTGCAAGCATTGGGATATTTGGGACATCGAAGCCTTTGCCACCTAGTCCCGGTACCCAGTCAGGAACGGAGAAGGATAGTTTGCCTATGGTGTTGTTCCAGAGTTTTGCTATCGCGTTGAAGAGTGTCTTAAAGATCGCAAAAACTCCGCTGAAGTATGTTGTGAGTCCGTCAAAGACTGCTTTGCCGCCTGCGAGCATGCCCTTAAAGACTGTGTCTACGATTTTTCGCACGGTGTCAAACTTGAAATAGAGCGCCGTAAGAATTGCGATGAAGGCAACGATTGCTAAGACAATGAGTGTCACAGGGTTAGCCAGTAGGAGTGCGTTAAACACTGCGACCACGCCGTTTACGATCATTTGTGCGGCTGCATAAACTTTCATAGCGGCATTTAGAGCCAAGATAGTCAATGCGATCCCACCGATTGCGCCTGCAACGATGAGGAAGACTTGAGTGTTTTCTTGTGCCCATGCGCCAAAAGCGAGCAGTGGCGGAAGTAGCGCTTCGACTACTGGGATCAATGCAGCACCAATTGATTCTTTGGTCTCTGCCAATGCGATCCCGAGACGCTTCATTCCACCTTCGGCAGTTTCGGCAGCTGCGGCGGATGCTCCACCAAAAGTACCGCCGAGCACATTCATTACTTCTTCCAAAGATGCACCGTCTTTAATCATCATCTTGATCTCTGGACTAAGCGCGGCAAGTCCTTTCATGTTTCCGCCATACGCCTTCGCAAGAGCATCCGAGACGGTCGCTAAGTCTTTGCCTGATCCTGCGGAAATGTCTTGAGCAAGTGCGAGCGCTTTGTTTGCTTCCTCGATGTCTTTGGTTCCTCGTACAAGTGATGCCAGCGCTGGGCGAAGTTCAGAGTCCGCTACGCCTGACGCAAGACTCATCTTTGAGATCATGTCTTCGGTTGCTTTGATCTGATCGTCAGTAGCCCCAGTGACATTCTCAAGAGTGAGGGCAAGCTGTACTTGTTCGGCTTGGTCTTCCATTGCGGCCTTGGTAGCGCCTACGAGAGCAAAGCCCAATCCTGCGATCGCAGCTGCGGCAGGGACTGCCGCTTTTTTAATAGCAAAAGAAGCCTTCTTAGACGCGCCTTCAAGCGACTGGAACTCTTTGATCGCCTTTTGGGTTCCCTTAGCGTCAAACTCCGAAATAATGGGAATGTTTACTGATGCCATTACTCGACCACATTCCGATCAACTTTGTCCATGACAGTCTCAACGATTCGCCGCATCTCTGACTCGACTGTGCCTTGGTTCTTTTCCATTGCTTTCCACATTACTCTTGATCGCATGCCGTAGCGCGCCGAGAGTGCGCTGCCAAGTCTGCCGCTTGCAGCCATGTCAAATAGTGTCCCAGTAGAGCCCGAGTAGACGATGTTGAAGACGCCGACATTGCGGATCTGTCCACGAAACTCCGAGACCTTTTTGGTGTTGATTTTGGCGGAGATCTTTTGTTTTCGTCCAGCGTCCCAAGGAAGCATCTTGAAGCCTGACGGCGTAGTCCATTTGCGACCCATACCAGACAGAGGAACAGAGTTCGGAATAAGTGCAAGCGCGTCATTGATGACAGGCTTTGCGACATTGCGGAAGTCTTTTGCGATCTGATTACGAAGCCCCGGTTCAACCGAGTTTAATTGCTTTATAGCATCCTTTAGACCGTAGATCTCGATCTTTGTGT